GTAAGTGATAGGATTTAGCGACACAGCGAGGGAGTTTAATATGGCAAAAAAAGCCAAAAAAGATGAGAACAAACCTTTAAATAGTAATGATTTATTCAATCTTTCTATTGCCTGGTGTGACGGCGGTATGACAGATGGAAAATTTACAGAAGGAATTTTAAATACAACAATTAAAGCTCCCGCTTATGGATTTTATGTAAGAGAATCTATTCGTGTACATGGCAATCAAATAGGTAGACAGCGCCAAGCACTTTTTGACCACTGGCTAGACCACATGACATCAGACTGGATTCTTTGGGTAGATTCAGATATCTGCATTAATCCCCGAGTAGTAAAAATGCTAATTGATACAGCAGATGAGAAAGAAAAACCAGTAGTCACTGGAACGTATTTTGTTAATCTCTCTCCAGAGAGCGGAAAGACTGGAATAGCACCAGCCTTATTTAATAACATTTCTCAGTATTCAATGGCTCAAGTACATCCGTTACCTGACAATCAAGTTATTCAAGTAGATAATGCTGGTTTTGGATTTGTTCTTATGCATAAATCAGTTGGTCTTAAGATGAGAGAAATGTTTCCTGGTGAATCTGTATTTGAAGAAGAAAAAGGTATTGGGGAAAAATATGTTAGTGAAGACATTGTCTTCTTTAGAAGAATGAAAAAATGTGGGATACCTCTATACGCACATACCGGGGCTCTTGTACAACATATGAAGAGATATCCTTTTGATATTGATCTTTACACTATGTACTGGACTTCTCCTATAGTTAAAGATAAAAAAGTAACTGAGGATAAAGTAAAATCAAATTCAGATGAATAAAAATCCAGACCCCAAAAAATATACTAAGGTTCTCAACTCTTTCTACTTGGACACTAGTGATTATTCTGATAATTATGTTCAAAAAGAGTGTAGAGAAAATAAGCAGTGGGAACCTTATGTAACGCATTGGATGATGAAAAATATTAAGCCAGGCTGGGTTTGTTTAGATATTGGTGCAAATATAGGTTACTACACAGAAGTTCTAGCAAGACTTTCAGGTCCTAATGGAAAAGTTTTATCTTTTGAGCCATTAAAATTTTTAGTAGATAGATATAAAAAAGCCCAAAAATATAATGAATACTCTGACTGTTCTTCAATAGAGATATATAACTACGCTCTATCTAATAAAGAAGATGTTGTAGATATTTTTATATCCCCGATGAATATTGGTGCTAGCAATATTATGACCAACAATAAAATTAGAATATTAAACGAAGATTATAGAGTAGAAAAAGTAAAGTGTATAGAACTTAAATCTTTGTATAGCGGTCATATAGATTTTATAAAAATAGATATAGAGGGGCATGAGAGCGTCGCATGGGAGGGTTTCCCAGAAACAGCAAAAAATTGTCCTCTTATTTTAATAGAATTAAGTAATGATCATTCAAAAGAATTTGTAGAGTTTATTTTTGAAACTTATGATGTTTATGATATATTAAATAATAGTGTTTCTATGGAATTTTTTTATAAAGTAGTAAAAAACGATAAATATGTTACTCATATGGATTTAGTCTTAAGAAAGAAGAACTGATGAATTGGCTTGTTACCGGGGGAGCTGGATATATTGGCTCTCATATTGTTAAGTGTCTTGTAGAAGATGGACATACTGTTAGCATTTTAGATAATTTTTCTAGCGGGAGTATTAATGAAATTAAAAATAATGTTAAAGTTTTTAACGAAGACATAACTAACATAGCTGGAGTCCATAGGATATTTTTTGAAAATAATTTTGATGGGGTCATACATACGGCTGCAAAAAAGTCTGTAGCCCAGTCTTTTTTAGAAAAAGAACTTTATGAAAATGTTAATGTTTTTGGTACTTTAAATGTTTTAAATTTTGCTATAAAAACAGGAGTAAAAAATTTTATATACTCTTCATCCGCAGCCGTTTACGGAGTGGTAGATTCAGATAGAATAAAAGAAGATACTGAAACAAATCCCATATCTCCATACGGGGTCACAAAACTTGTTGCAGAACAACTTGTAACTAATGAAATAAATTCTGGAAATATCTTAGGCGGTTCTATTAGATATTTCAATGTTGCTGGAAAAGATAAAGAATTAAATCAAGATAAATCTAAAAGTAATATATATCCAGCAATATTTGACAGTATAAAAGAAAATAGGAACTTTTCTATTTTTGGAGATGATTACCCCACACCAGATGGAACCTGCGTAAGAGACTACATACACGTCTCTGATGTGGCTAGGTTTCATGTGGAGTTTGCTAAAACATTAGAAAAAGATAATTGCCCTAGAGTAGTAAATGCTGGAGCTGGTACTGGAGTTTCGGTAAAAAATGTAATAGATTCTGTCAATAAGTTTCTTCCTAGCCCCATAAAAACTCAAGTACTCCCACAGCGAGACGGAGACCCGGCATTTTTAGTTGCAGACACGTCTTTATCTAAATCTTGGATGGACTTTAAGTGCGACTATACTTTAGATGACATATCACAATCCGCGGTAGATGGGTTTATAGATGAGCATCAATAAAAAACTTTCTGGAATTGGTGAAATATACTACATAAATTTAGACTCTAATCCTGAGAGAAAAGAGTTTATGGAGAATCAATTCTTAAAATACGAGATAAAAAACTACACAAGAGTTTCTGGATTTGATGCTAGAAAAGAGGGTGTAGAAGATATTTTATTGGGAAGTAGACCAGATAAAATGTCTGATGCAGAGATAGGTTGCACTATTTCACATTTAAAAGCAATAAATTATTGGTATAACAATTCTGACTCAGAATATGCTGTTATTATGGAAGACGATTTGATGTTTGATTTAGTTGAGCATTGGAATTTTACTTGGGATGAATTTTTTCAAGAAATACCCTATGACTGGGATGTTGTTCAATTATCTATAATAACTATTGACAGATTGTACCCTATGTTACATAAAAGATTTATCAATGATTTCTCTACAGCGTGTTATATTATAAATAGAAACTATGCAAAAAAGTTAATAGAACTACATGTACATGGCGATAAATATAAAATAGATTTAGGGTCTAAACCTCGTGCCGTGTCTGATGATTTAATTTATAACGCTGGCAACACTTATTCCATACCAATACTTTTAGCAAATTTACATTTAGAATCTTCTATTCATCAAAATCATTTAGATAGCTACCACAAACTAAGTTATTATTGTATAGAATTTTTTTGGAAAAATTTAAGCAAAAATTACACTATTAAAAATTTGATGAACTACGACGCAGAACTATTACACTACTGGCAAATACTTAGGATTGGTTCAGATGAAAAAAATAATGAAGTAATATCTGAATTAGAAAAAATTTATCATATAGACTCTTTTTACAAAAAATACTTAACTAAAGAAAAAAATAATAAATGAAAGTTGCTGTTTACACCATAGCTTTAAACGAAGAAAAGTTTGTAGAACGCTGGTACGAGTCGGCAAAAGATGCAGACTATCTGTTAATAGCCGATACTGGATCCACAGATGCAACCAGAAAAACAGCAGAAAAACTAGGGATACATGTTCATAGTATAAAAGTAGCCCCGTGGAGATTTGATATAGCAAGAAATGCCTCTTTGGTTCTTCTTCCAGGCGATATTGACTACTGCATAGCACTAGATATGGACGAAGTGCTTGTACCTGGATGGCGAGAAGAGCTAGAAAAAGCGCATGAAAAAAATTTAACACGACCTCGATATAAGTACACATGGAATTGGAATGCAGACGGTTCTCCTGGTCTAACTTATGGAGGAGACAAGATACATACTCGACAGGGGTATCGATGGAAGCACCCTGTACACGAAGTTCTTGTTACAGACAGAATCACTCAGGTAGAAGGATGGGTTGGCTTAGAGATACATCATCACGCAGATAACAGTAAATCACGTGGTCAGTATCTACCCCTTCTTAAAATTGCTGTAGAAGAAGATTTAACTGACGATAGAAATGCTTTCTACTACGGAAGAGAACTATTCTTTCACAAAGAAAAAGATAAAGCAGCAGAAGAATTTAAAAGACATCTCTCACTGCCACGCGCAACCTGGAAGCCAGAGAGAGCTGCTTCTATGAGATACATAGCAAAATGTCTTCCCGATGAAGCAGAGTACTGGTTGAAAAAAGCTATTGACGAGGCTCCAGGAAGACGCGAAGCTCTTGTCGATTTAGCAAAGCACTACTACAACACAAAAGACTGGGAAAACTCTTTAAAGTACGCTGAGAAAGCTCTGGAGATTACAGAAAAGCCTCTTGAATATCTTTGTGAAGCAGAGGCATGGGGAGAAGCCCCCTGGGACTATGCGGCTATTGCTGCCTACAATTTAAAGATATATGACAAAGCATTTACTTATTCTAAAAAAGCTTTAGAAATAAACCCGAAAGATGAAAGACTAGTAAAAAACTTTATTTTTTGTCAAAAGGCTTACGAGGAGAAATAGTCTTTTTCTGCGCCCTTTTATCGCGCATTTTCTTAAGTCGCTCTTCTCGCTCTTCGTGATAAATATTTACAGCATTTGCGCTAGTTCTACTACGCCATGAGAAATTACATTCAACACAAAAAACAATCTTTGCAGTAGTCCATCTACCGCCTCCTGGTATATCTACTACCCCCGTGCGAAGTTTCTCTGGACGAGCATTGCAGTGAGGGCATTTAGGAAATCTCCTACGACGAATCTCTTCTCCTGCATAAGAAACAGAGAGAGTGCGTCTAATATCTACCTCATCCTTACCGCCCCAGACTCCCCAAATCTGTCTATGCTCCAGAGCCCACTGTAGGCAATCTTTTCTTACAGGACATTGATGGCAAAGATTTTTTGCTTTATATCTATCTTCTTGCTTGGATGAAAAGAACCAATCTATAGCATGTCTATTCTTTGCTTCAGCGCAAAGAGAGTCCTTCTGCCAATCTAAGTTATCTGCAGGTTCCCACACTTATATATTATCTCATATAGTGAACCAAAAAATATGTAACACGCCGAGAGCTAAAATTCAATAAATGTTGTTTCTTTAACTTCCTCTAGCAAATCTCCGTATTTAGTTTTTCCATCAGAAGAGCAGACCGCAAAAGATTCTCCGTCTAGTACACCTGAAAACAGGTGGCTTTCCCTACAGTTTTCTATCAGCCTAAACCCCTCTGCTAAAGAGATAGCAACGCCATCTCTCTGCATGGCATAGACAAGAGCTTTTCTTACTACTTCATTATTGACATCGACATGTTCTATGGTGAAGTAAACCTGGTGATACGGAGCAGACTTTTCGTAATACTCTCCGTCCCACTCCTCCCAGAGGGATTCTCCAATTCTCAGGTCTTTCATTTAACAAATAACCCTAATCCTGGAGAGGGAAGATTTCTTACTTTTCTTATCTTGTTTCTTTCATTAGATGTTAACCCGCCCCACACTCCCCAAATTTCATTTCGTATTCCCCATTCAGCGCATTCTTCTAGATGGGGACACACCTTGCATATCTTTTTTAAATCGTAGGAATCTAAATACGCTGGACCAATAATTTCTTCATCTTTATCGGGAGCAAAAAATGGTTCTGTTCCTATCTCTCTACACGTAGGATCTTCATACTCTGCTGGATACCGTAACTTTGATTTTTCATCGAAATTAGACACTAAAACTCCTTATTCTCTGAGGAAAGTTTTGCACCGACTTCATATCCGCAACCTGCGTATCCGGCTATGTCTATCCAAGTATCTGGTTGATAGTTGCTCTTAGCGGCATATCTGGCGAGTTTTAAACCAATCATTGCCGCGGCAACATCTTCAGTAGTCACCTCCCTACCAAAAATTACTGTCCAAATTCTTGCTATGCGTTCGAAATTATCTTCTGGTTCACCATACTGACTATTTCTGTCATTAGTGATTATTTGAGCTGCTTTTCGCAACGCTTCAACACGAAGAGTGACTTTTTGTTCTTCTTCAGACATTGTAGTTCCTTACCTTGGCGATTACTTCGCAACTGTAGTGAACATCTTTGTTTTTGTCTACACTTTTCTCGCAAATAATTTCGCAGTCGACATATCGAGAAATTTCTTCCACTTCAAGATTTAAAAAATTTGCTAATTCAGAATTGACTTTTTCAACTATATTTTTATAGTTATTACCTTCTAAGTGTATTTTTATGCTTGAGCGAATCATTTAATAATAAGTTTTTCCAGCATATGCGGAGAGTAGTGTGCTCCCTCAAGAATAGGCTGCCGATTATCATTTGATTTAACAATGATATCGCCGTACCTGACAGCAACAATTCTTCCCTTACGTCCATTGTGCATCTGACCTGACTTACCCTCAAAGGCATTTGCTTTCACGCGAACAACATCAGCAACCTTTAAGTCACCTGGGCGAGCATCTACCCATATCTCGTTAGGGTTATCTTTAACAATAGCCTCTGAAAGGGAGAGTTTAGAGAAGACTGCCACAATTTCTTTTTTATTTGCTTCTGTGGTGTCTGTCAGAGAGTTCCACGCATTGATTAATTTAATAACAGAATCGCCAACAACTTTCTTTGTCTTATTCTCAGTAAGTTGCTCTTTTACCCACTCTACATCGATAGGTTCTTTCACGAAGTCCTCTTTTCAAAATTTTGTATTATTCTAGTTGAAAACTACTGAGTTTTTACGGAAAACACGGCATCGACAACATTATTTACTGTTTTTTCCCAGCTAGGAATTGCATCGAGGTATATTTCCTTTTGTCTAATAGCTAAATTCAATCTTTGCTGTTCGGTCATATCCTCAATAGAACTTCCAAGGACAACCCATTCCATTCCCAGTACCCCGCTAGAGCGCCAGTCCGTGACTACGGGAACCTGAGCAAAAAGCGCCTGAGATAGCGCTATTGACCACCACGGGTCGTTATCCTTATAAACGGAAACAAGAACTCCTACCGCTTGAGATATTTTATCGATGACTGATAGGTGGGTGTCCCAAGTCTGTATTTTTAGGTGCTTTACTTCGCAACTGAGAGTGTTTCTCATGTTTCGTGACCACTTAGTTGTTTGGTCATCTACTAGCCAATACAGACCACCCTCAGGCTCTTCAACCATAGTTCCTAGCAAGAACATCACAGAGTCCATACAGAGTAAATTCACTCTTTCTGGATTGATATTAGGCACCTTATCGGAGATATATTCGGGTCTAGACCACGGGAATGCTGGTACTAAGACATCCTGCCAACTGCTCGTATAAAGCCCCTCAACGGTGCTGTAGAGGCTTTTAAAGGTATCTTCTTGTATTGCGTACCCATATTCTCTACGATTGCCATAAAACTCTTTAATAAGGTTTCTTGGGTTATTGAGGATATCTCTGTAGGAAGCGTAGATTTTTTGAGGTTCAGGAGCGTCCATAAAAAGTCGCAGTTTACCGAGTTCTTTTGCAAGTTCAATAATAGATAAAGACCCGTAAAGATGGTGAGCTGTAATGCTTGTCGTCGGGGCAAGTCCAACTAAAATAACATCATATTCATCAAGTTCTTCTTTTGTCATAGTGACGCTTGGTTTTCTTAACCAAAAAACGCTATGACCATCGCACTCCAAAATAAACTTTAAAAGCGTTGCGAAGGTAGGAGACCTCTCCCCAACCCTCGGAGAGGTTTGAGCGGCAGTAGCCCCAGTAATCAATACTTTCATCAAACACTCCACTTACACGTCATATTCACATGATACTTGAAAGCCGCCTAACTTTAGTTAGACGGCTCTCAGTGATTTCCTTATATTTTTAGAAAGGAGCTTGTGGTGCTACCGGAGCAGGTGCAGGAGCAGGTGCTGGCGCTGGAGCAGGTGCTGGCGCAGGTGCTGCTGATGCTGCAAGAGGGGTGGCAACAGATGCTGATGCAGGAACAGAGTAGTACTTTTTAATTTCGTTGCTCTTTGTTCCGTTATAAGTACGAGTTCCAAGTTGAGCACGGAAGCGACGACCAATAAGAGCCTGTTCTACCTGTGCATTAGTTGGTTGTGGGTCTTGATTGAAATATGTCATATTCAAACCAAGAGCGCCCATCTTGGAGAAGAACATACCAAGTGCCTTCTCATTGCCTGGACTAACAACCAAGTTATCCCAAACAAGACGCTTGTTGTATGCGCCACCTTCAACCTGGTTCTTGAGTTTAAACATTGTTTTTCCAGTTTGCGTTACGGTGGCAGTTGCCTCAACAACGACCAAGTCGTAGTCGCCATCTGGTAGTGGTTCGTATGAGCCAGCCGCCGAATCTCCAGCGGCTTTGATGAGTTCAGACCAATTTAGTGTTGTCACTTGGTTGCTTCCTTCTTAGTAGTTTTATTTTCTGTATTTTCCACTTGCGTTTGTTTAGGTCCAAAGACCATATCAAGCATTCGTTCAATAGAAAGATTCTCTTGCTCTACAACAGCACCGAGTCTTCCTTGAACGCGCTCTCCAGCTTCGTATTGATTTGTCCTTTCCACATACATCCTACGAACCTTGTATGGAGGTTGCGTTGGATCTGGGTTAGGTCGTTGCTCGACAGTTAGTGCGCCGAGTAAGTCGTAGAAGTAAGGTGCTTGAATAGCAAGTTGACCTTGAAGATACGGGCGATATCGACCATCCATACCTGAGCGAGCCATTGCAGTAAGTACCACTGCTTCTAACGGATTTGTTGGATGCATAGTTAAATCTCGTAGGTCTCGCAAAAGCGCACCCATGTGTCGAAGTAACTCTCCCCATTGTTGCTGAGTCATTTGATTGGTTCCAGCAATGTTTTCCAAGCACTTAACTTGGAGTTCTGATACAGAGTCAATAATAAGACTCTTGAAGTGATGCTTGCCGAGTTGAAGCCATTGGTAGGTCTTCAAGACGGTGTCATAGTCACGAACAGGTACAACGCATGTGTCCCATGTGCCATCTGCAATAGGTGGCTCCTCACGCAGAGGATCCCAGTACTTAACGATGATGGGAAGGAATCTATGTCCACCCTCAACATCAAGCATGAGACGGGGATATGGCGCTGTAACAGCAAAAGTTGATTTACCAACCTTTGACTCTCCATAGACCATGACAGTTAAAGAGCGTTGGATTTCACCCATCGTCACTCGCTTCCTTTAGTGTCGCTATCGTAATATGCGTATGGGTCGGAGACCGCATACATTTCGCTAATTGCTTGTTCAACGGCGCTTCCGTCATCAAACATTGGGCAGATAGCGAAAAACTGGCACTTCCACTTGCAGTCACGGCTGGCTCGTGGATACGCAACAGAGGATGGTTCTTCTCCATCATCTAGTGCTTTTCTTACTCTCATCAAATCTGCAATTGTTCCGTGGATTCTATTCCAAAAAGAACGCAAAGTAAAAATATTATGTCGAACTTCAACTTGGTCATAGAACGGCGGACGAGCATTAGCTGTTCTCTTTACCTTCTTGAGCATGGTAAAGATTCCACCATCAGAGCGATGCTCCTCGTCTTTCTTTGTTGATTCTAAAAGCATATACGTTAATATCTGCTCATTCATGTTTGCTAGCGAGGCAAACTCTGAAAGCGAACCACCAACAGTTTTGAAGTCTCGGAACATCCGAACTCCATCACCTTTTCTCCGCACTCGCATATCAAGTTTTCCTTGAAGTTCTACTTCACCATTAAATAGCGGAGCAACAATTTGCTCTTCAGTAGATATCATTTCAAGTTCTGCATCGATACCGTTTTCTGCTACCCACTCTAGGTAGCCTTCTAACATAATTCTTCCCAAATCTGCCTCTGCCTCAAGAGCCTGTACATCTCTAAAATCAGCAAGGAGAATATCCTTATCAATTTTTACCAGTTCCGCATGTGCCTCAAGAAGAGGAGTTCCTTTTGCATAGTAAGCATCAAGCGCTGCGTGAATACGACTTCCCAGCGCAAGAGGTCCTGTGTACTCTTTTGTTTGAGGTTGTAGTGAGCGATAATAGGTAAGCCACCATCGACGGCGACAGTCTTTAAAAGTCTGTAATTCAGAGTTTGATAAGCGCACTACTTTTGTCATTTTTTGTCTCTTTCCTCTTTAAGCATTCCTAGTAGCTGAGCCTTATCCCGTACTACCTCTTCAAAATTTTCCTCTTTTTTCCGCAAGACGTCAATAACACGTTCTTCGATGGTGTCTTCTGTGACATAGTCGGTAATAATAATTGAACTATGAATTTCACTACCAATACGGTGTACTCGGTCAAGTGCTTGCTTGTAATCAACTAAAGACCAAGGTCGTTGAATCATAATCAAGCGTTTAGCAGCAGTTAGCGTCACTCCGACTCCACCCGCTTGGGCGGTAAAGAGAATCCATTTTATTTTTCCACTCTGGAAGTCGTCAATTGCCTTTTGACGCTCGTCTTCATCTTGAGCACCAGTAATGAGACCATGAGGGATTCCAGCTTTTATCATTCGCTCACTAAGAATGTCAATCATTTGACGAGAAACAGCGCAGACAGCAACCGAATCATCTCCAAAGTCTCCATGTGCAATATCATCCATCAACGCATCAACTTTGCAAGAAGGCTCAGAAAGTTTGACTATCTCTTCTCCTGTATCAGGGTTTACTGATATTTCTGTGTAAGCATTGGCAAACTGGATAAGACGAGTCGTTTGAGCAAGAACGCTTGGCGCTGTCAGTACCTCACCAGACTCGAGCATCGTAATCATCGTATCTCTCATCTGCTCGTATGCCTCCGCTTGAGTAGAGGACATCTCAACATCTCGTCGCTCGCGGATAACTGGAGGAAGGAAGGGAAGAACCTTCTGCTTAAGCATTCGTCGCATACGAGGATTAACAGTTTTATAAAACTCATCGCTCATCTGAGGCTTGACGCCAAGAACCATCATTCCGCCAAAAGCATTGAGCATCGTGTCAACCATTCGGTCAATCCACTTAGTTTTTGATGGCCAATCTTCTGGAGATATCCAATGAAGTATTGACCACAAATCAACAACATTATTGGCAATAGGAGTTCCTGTTAAAGCAAAGCGAATATCTGCATCACCCGTGGCAGCCCAAAGCGCTCTACTCTGTTTTGATTTAGGATCTTTAGAGCGATGAATCTCGTCGGCAACAACAGATTTAAAATCAATGTTATTGAGTTCTCTCTTGTGGACTTCACACTTATTGGTGCTGACTTTGTCATTAAGACCGCCACACTCCACGCATCGCGCTAAAGAGATAGAGCCATAACCAGCAAGGCGAGAGTGTGAACGCAATGATTCCCAGTTAATAATAAATACCTGAGCATCGCTTTCAAACTGTTTTTTACGCTTGGCTGATGTTCCCTTAATAACTTGAGTAGTAACTTCAGGCCACCACAAATTAAATTCTCTTGCCCAGTTCTTCTTCAAAGTATTTGGACAGACAAT